CATCTAGTGCAATAGTAGAGGTGGCGTTTTTTATTTCGTAGGTTGTTGTCATTTTCTTTCTCCGTTTTGAGTTGGGCTTTTCCTAACTCTCGAACTAGATATAGTACGCAATGCGTACCACGTCAAGGGTTTATTTAACCTCCTCGCAAAGAAAAATAACAAGGCAAATCCAGCAGACCCGCTACAGCGGCGCTTGATTCGCGGTTTAGGGTTTCAATTAAATTCATAGTTTACTCCTATTCATTGGTTTCAACTCGCGGGCGGCTGATTTGCGACGTTATGCGTCATTATATATTTTTGATACTCGCATTTTAAAGCTGCCATTATTAGAGGTAAATCCTTTTCCGCAGTTCGCCTCGTCTATATGCTCAGCAACATTAAATATATAATTTAGGGCATCATTTAAGTTTGCTATGTTGCTTTTTTGATTTTTCGTAATGTCGTATTCTGCTATTGCCCACAAAACAAAAATAGCCGAAAACAAGCAGAGATACGGGTGCTCGGTCCAAACAACAAGCGCTGTCATTGACGCGAACACAATAATTGGCGGAACGAAAAATATAGCCAGCAGAAAAGATAGCCACATTATTCTATCGTCGCGTATACGCATAACAAGGCGCATCAACGGCGACCCACTGCCGCGTGGCTTGTCTTCCAGTTCAGTGTGTTCGTTCTCGTTCATCGTTTAGTCAACCCCCTCACTCTGTTACCCGTGGTCGCGTTATGCGCGGCGTTATGTTTTAATTAAATGCTCTCTCAATATCCGAACAATATGCCGCTTGTCATCATCAGATATTCCGAGATATGGACGTGCGGGCATTGTTGTGCTGTACGCACCGATGGTCACCCACTGCGAAAAATTCGACCGGGCCTTTTTCACAAAACGGTTCCCCACTTCGCCCGTTCGTTTATTCTGTTTGAAATACGCCTGCTGGCTGCGCGCGGCATGTTCAATTGTGCCGCCGAACTGGTGGATCGCTGCGTAGATGACGTTGGTTCCCCACGCGACCTGGTCGTTTGATGCTCTATAGATAATAGAGTTTCGCAAGCGATTGCGCTGGGTGAGGATCTTCGGGCCCTTCTTGCGACGGGCGTATTTGTCGGACAGCGGTTCCCAGGGGTTGCCGTTGGGATCGCGCTCAGCGCGGAACCGGTCTTCTGTGCTGATGAGCATCGACTCGCCGATGCTCTGAAATGCGGGTTTCATATTTGCGCCGCGCTCGGCAAGGCGGTCGAAATAATACTGAATGGGTTTATCGTTAAACGCGGACTTGATTAATATGCTACTCATGCCGATAATGTTAACTCGGTGTTTGGATTAGGGCCGCGCCCCAATTGAGTTCAAGCACTTGCTGACCCTGGCCGCGCGGGGTGACGGCCACATTTCTATTTTCTCTCATAAATCAGCTCTCCTCGACGCCACTTATTTAATTCCTTCATTTTGCTGGAGGGAATAAACGTTAACGCCTCGATCATTCCGTTTCTCGCGTTGAGTACGATGCAGATGGCCCGTCCACCATTTACATCAACCGCGCTGACAACACGCTGACGCAACATAACTTTACCGCTGCCGCGGTGCTTTTCAAACGCCGCCCATACCTCAAACGGGTCGTTTAAGATGTCTATTACAGAGGGTAAAAACTCAGATCGCCTTTTGTCCAGATGACTGCCAAGGCTGGCGGCATTAACGAGGACAGGAACACCACCGACATCAAAAACCTGTTCGTCTGCACCGAGAACTGATTTCAATTGAGAAACAACTTCGTCCTGAGTTTTCGCGGGCGTCAACAGGGGCGATGACAACGCGTCTAGAGGCACGGTGGCTGGGCGGCCAGCACTCTGCCAGTTCCCAGGCGTTAGCGACTCAAATCGTTCGCTGCGTGGCAGTTCTTGCCATTGCGCCCATACATCATCGCTCAGAAGCTTCCCCCAAGCTGTGGTACCGGGGTTGTAGCCGAAGCCGGGGTCTATCCCCACCGGCGTTTTTATAGTGCGGGGGGTCGGGCCATTTTTCCCTACCACCACCTCTTCCCACTCGATCTCCGGTCCGCTCTCTAATATAGAGTAACCTCGGCGTCGGGCCTCGTCGGCTGAAATTGAAAACTTCTTGCACTTGCAGCCCCAGCCGTTTTGCGGCGTCCAGACCTCCCACCATGGGTCATCCAGGGGAATAACTTTGCCGTCGTTGGCAATATGCCCCGGCCGGGGCTCTGCGCTGTCGCCGTGGCGATAAAGGCCATAGGGCCGGGCTTTTCGCAGCTCTGGGTCTTGGATCTGCTGTTCACGACCGGTGTTGTACGCCTGTTGAATATTGGTTTCGAATATTACTTTTGAGCGCCAACCTTGGCCACCGTTATAGTCCCAGCCGTGCTTGGCGACGATGCGATCGAAATCTTTGCGGAAATCATCCAGGCTTGTGCCAGCGGCTAACGCTTTATCTATAGAGCGACGGAAATCAGTTAGCAACTCATCGCGCATAGCCCCGGCGACGACAAAGGCGCGGCTGTGCATCCCCTCCCAGATATCTGTCCACGCCTGCGTCGGCAGGTTGACCTTTTGCTGAAAAAAGTCGATGCCTTCTTTGAATGGCAGTTTTTTATAATCGGCTGACATCAGTCACGCTCATCGACGAATATTGAGAATAGTGCCGAAATCCCGCGCGCAACGGGCACGAGACCCGATTTAATTTTTACCCTGTCCATTTAACTTTTTTTACTCGACTCATTGGCGCTCTTTATGTGTTTAATGCCGTAGCGGCGCTCTAAGGGCGTCTCGCTAATTCCCCTCAATTACATCGAATCGCCCGGCTAGTTCAGCAGCGGCGAACCCGAGCTGCATTACATTAGCGAGATCGTCCGGCGGCATATGCTGGTATGTGTCGAGCAGCCGTGCCTGCAGATCATCCATCGTCCCGCCCTCGGCAATCAACTCGTCAATCAAATCACGGACGCTGTTGATCATGTCAGTTAGCGGCTGATCAGCATTCGCTAGCGCCTGCGCGGTGTAATGATCGACGACATCGGGCTCCCGCTGCCCCGATTTCAACGCAACCGGGCGGCAGGCATGCTGCGTTTTCAGTGTTTCAATGCCCGTGCCCGGCACAGTAGGAGATGCCGGGGAGGCCTTTTTCACCCAACCCTCGCCGTAGTTTTCCTCTATATATTGCTCAGTGGGCTCAAAGCCCATATTAAAAAGTTTGGTGTCTCGCTCCGCCCGTGTGTTGAGATCCTCTTCCAGCTCGGTTTGGAATTTGAATCGGGGACAGCGGCGCAGGTTGTCGATTTTACGACCATTTAGTACGAGAATGGGGTAGACCAGATCGCGGGTTAACGTTCCATCTAACTGACGGGCGTCGGATACAGTGATGTCCCAACGCACATCCCCCTGAAGATCAGCTACGCCAGATCCCATGCCGGTACCACTTGCCTCAGCGCTGAGCGTCTGCCCCACGATCACTTTTGACTGCGTGCGCTCACACCAATCGATCATCGAGTTAAACGGCCCCTCAGTCCCTTTTGCCGCGTCTTTAAAGTCGATCATCATCCCCTCGGGCACAATCCCCGCTGCCGCGTGGCCGATATTAACCACGGCTCTTAACAGCGTGCGCTTCTCATCATCGTTTGCCCCACGGGGGTAGGTGCCCAGGCGCAACGGGAGGCCATAGATTTCGAGAAACTCGGCGAGGTCACGAACACTATAGTTTTTGAATAGAAACGGCCAGGCGAGGCATCGAAGTAGCCCAGCGCGTGTCACGTATCCCGATTTTGCTTTATGTATGTGGGTGACCCAGCCGAACGGCTGGAGGGGCTCTCCGTCACCGGAGGCGTTGCGCAAGCGCAGCTCTGTACGAGTGGCCTGATCGACAGTGAACCACGCCTGGGGGCGGTGGACGATGGGGCCGGGCAGCCACTCTTTATTCTCATAGCGCCACCCTTCGGCAAACTCCAGACACGCAAATCCTTTGCCGATGCCATCCAGGGCATCGAGCAGAACATCTTCAAAATCGGGGATGTCGCCGATCAGCTCCTTCGCATATTCAGCGTCTTTCTGCTCTTGCACACTCGCATTGCGGGGCGGCTCGATCGTCCATTGTAGCCCCAGTACGGAGCGTTTACGTTTGCTTAACTCGGCGAGAATATGACCATCTTTCTCCTCCATATCCTCAAACAGATTCATCTGATCGATGAGGTCCCCCCGTTCTGCTGACTCTAATATACGAGCGAGCTTGCCGGGCGTCAGGCCGCGAACGGGGTGAGTGGCGAACTCCTGATGCAGCGCCGCGAGCGAAGCGGTCTGCGCCTCTTCAATCGATGCGCTGCTAATAGGGTTTCCATGCTGATCGACAATTGCCATTGTTAACCGCCAGTGACGGTTTCAGCTGAGGGAACGCTGTCAGGGGTAACGACCTGGGTTTTTACGCCATGCCGTTCCTGTAGCTTCGCAATGTCATCCTCTAGTGACTGTTGAGCACATTTCTCGCTCAATACCTGCGCGATAACCTTTTGCTCCTCTTTGATCTTCGCCCGTCGCTCCATTAACAATTGATTGCGCGCTTCCAGCTCTTTGATCGTCATCGTTTCAAATTTCATATCTGTCTCCTGATTGAACTGAATTTACAGTTTGAAAATTCTGTCGACACCGTTATTCCAGGCGATGTCGATATTGCCGCCGTTAGGCAACACGGGCAGACCTGTAGCAGTGTCGATGTAGACAATCAAACGCGCTGTTGTATCGACACCTGTGTTTTGAAAGATCACCAGCGCCTCGGACTGATTGCCAGTGACTGACACAAAGCTGATATCAGCCGCGTCGGCTATGCCGGCCACGACGGTTTTGGCTGTCAAATTCGCTGTTATGGAAATGCGAGCGATGGCGGGGATGTCTGACAGGAATTTATGCGTTGCCTGATCGAGCGTATAACTTGCGAGATCAACTAGCACGACGGCGATATTGTCAGTGTCCCAGTCGATAGTGCCGTCAAGAAAACCCTCTCGTCCCGAATCGTATAAAACGTTTGCCATTTTTATTTTCTCCTCGTGATTGCGGGTCGCCAGATTTCCCAACGCCCATTTAAGCCCGATGCGTCTACGTCGACGATAGTCAGGTACTTCTGTTTATTAACCAGTTGCATCCCCTCAATGCGAACTTGATAAACATTTGAGGATGGGTCGAATGGAACAATGACGGGCCAGCTCACCCCGGCTACCGGAACGCCCTGCGAGTCAAGTACGGTTGCTGTGACGACGGCATCGGTGATCGCTTTGCCCGTCGCCGGGTTAAACATCTTTTTAACCCGGATGTAATTGTCATTACCGGGGTAATAAGCTTCTTTAATGTGCATTGACTAACACCTCAGCCACGATAGCTGGTTGCACGCTGATGACCGCGTCGATGTAACCAATAATGGTTTGTCCGCCGATGACAGTGACCAGGCCGACGGACTCCACACTGGCAATGCCAGGGGGCATAATGATGGTGGCGCTGTTGATAATAATCAGGTCACCAATTGTTTCAACGCTGGCAATGCCATCGGGCAGAATAATAACCGGTCCGGTGATGATGCCGGGCAGGCCAATTGATTCGCCTGACGCAATGCCAATTGGCAGTAGCGAAACGGCCCCCGGCGTCAGTGCTGGGGCGCTGACCACCTCATCACTGCCAATGCTGTTGGGTTGAATGATTGAGCCGCCTGTACTGATCAGCGGGCTGCCAACAACTTCGTCACTACTAATGCCGCCGGGGTAGATTGATATAGCTCCCGTTTGTAGCGTAATAACGCCGATCGATTCGCCGCTGGCAATGCCCGCCGGGACAACCGTCGTGCTACCGCTGGACAGCGTTGGATTGCCGACAACTTCAGCACTCGACACGCCTGGCGGCGCGATAGTAACTGTAGCGGTTGTGACTGTCGGCGAACCGAGAGACTCGTCACTGGGGATGCTTTGAGGTGAAATAACGCCCGAGGATGTCACACCAGGCGGGTTGACCGATTCACTACTGCTGATGCCGACTGGCACTAATTGAACGCCGCCAACAGTTAGTGCCACACCGCCAACGGATTCGGTTGACGAGATACTGTTCGGTGAAATGCTAACAGGCCCGACAGCAATAGAGAGTTGTGCGACTGATTCGCTGCTGTTAATGCCCCCCGGCTGTAACAAAACAGAGTCGGTGTTAAGCGCAGGCTGCGCGACGGCCTCGTTGCTGTCGATTGGCGTTGGTTGAACTGTAATCGGGCCGACACTGACTGTGGGTGATCCGACTGACTCGGCACTGGCAATGCTGGACGGTGTTAACTGACTTTGAGAAACAGAAATTGATGACAACATGCGCGCAGGCGGTGTTACAAGCGCCCATGGATTATCAGAAAACTCTTTAACTTCGTCGGAGGTTAATGCCCGATCTTTCCACGCCGCGACGAATGAAACGTCACCGTTGAATCGCCCCCCTTCTTCGTCAGTAGCACCCGTTAATCGCCTGACACCTAATTGCCCTGTCGCATGGAAAGCCCCTTCCCATTCCAGCTCCCCGTTAATGTAATACCGTAATAACGAGGCGTCCCTCGTTATTGTGTGCGTGTTCATCTCCCCAAAAGCCACAGGGTTACTTGGTGTCATCCCAGCCCACCGGCTACTCGCGGTATGATATATCAAAGAGGGGTCTGATATACCCATCATATACCCGCCGTCGTCCCACTGATTTCCGGCGAAAACATTAGAGTTTCCAGGGTTGTCTCTGATCACAATTCGAGCGGATATAGTGTAAACGTTTCCGTAGTTAATGAAGTTAGGGCTGAACGCTAGACCGTCTATAGAGTTTGTTGTTGAGATGACCGGCTCGCCGTGGCCCCCCACAACCCACGTCGGTTTTGTCACCGACTCACTTGCAACATACCCGCCGACAACATCACGGGCCGGGCCGCCGTTTTCATTCAGTATGAAAAACTGCTTCATCCCGTCAAACAAGGGGTGAGCGCGGTTCGGTATAACCTGCCCGACAGGTTTCACCCCCGGTTGAAAACGGCGAGTTCGCATATTAGCTACCGAACCCGCGCAGTTTAACGGTTGCTGCCCAACCCGCTGGTAGATCCTGGCCGGTTGCGTTGTTTTGGAAAACCAATGCGAATTTATCAGGGATCTCGAATAACGGTGATTCTAGATACTGTGCCCCTGGTACTGAGTCGAGTTTGAATGAGTAGATGAAATCATGCTGATAAGTGGCGCTTGGTACTGGAGCGCTATTAACTCCGTCCACTTCAATGTGCTGCATGTACATTACGACCACACTGCCCGCTGCGGGGGCTATCGCAAAATTTGGCACTAACACGAAGCGGGCATACGGATACAACGTTGCGGAGTTGTCCACCACTGCCGACGCGGCTGAAAATGCATCATTGGCAACTAATGCCCCGTTTGTGACGGCCACGATCTCTGGCCCGATCTGTATTTTGTCATTTAGCGCCATTACACCGCCTCCACTTTGTCAATCCACGCAGCAAGCTCATAGTCATGTAGTCCGCCCCAACCGATACTCTCTGCTACGCTAATCTGGTACTCACTGAGTGCAATGATATCCTCTTTATTCGTTGCATCAATTAGCGAGTCGCTCTCCAGTATCCCGAGCAGCCCAATAGCAACAGGGTCGGTAAAATCGATACGGACATCGGGGCCGGTTACTAGCTTAACTGCAGAATAGGCCGCATCTGTCGCGGCAGATGCTGGGTTATTAGCGGCGGATTCGATACCTCGCCAGCGCATTTTCTTAACGAGGTACTTGTACGCTAAAGACGCATCGACTTCTTTTGATTTTGTCACTCGGGGGACATTCATCCACGCCGCTTTTTCTGTTGATGTGCCAAGCGCTTGAATGTCTGCGCTACTCACCAGATAATTTTTAAGAACGCTTGGGTCTTTACTCATTAGTCAGTCCTCACTTTTATTACCATGCACCCTCGCCAGAAAAACTGACATCGTCATCGTCATCGCCGTCGACCTCGATCTCGATCTCATCCCAGCGGCTTTTGCGCAATGGCGCTGCCGTCCATTCAATAGGTGCTGGGTCCATGCTGGTGGCGGCGTAGTTGCAGAGGAACAGGGCAATAGCGGAATCACCATGGCGTTGTGATTGACGCTTGCCACTGGCCTGGGTTTTTACCTTGGGTATTTTTGGCACACCGTTGATGCGTTGAATTGCCCGAAGGTCATCTCGGGTTTCTCTATCGCGTGGGATATCAGTTAGTGTGGCATCTTCAAGGTGCGCCTTGAAACGCGGCATATTTTCTATGTAAAACTTTTCAGACAGATCAACGCACTCAATGTGTGTACTGCCATAACGCTGTTGAGCACGTTCAGCTAAATAGCCACCGTTGCCGCGATTATCTAACGCGCCGCCGCTGAATCGTGGCAAACGATCAACGATATAAAACAGAATTTGCTCCTGCTGACGATAGGGGCACTGAGCCAGCTCGACCTGAATCCTTTGGCGATTGACAAGGTCACGTCCTTGTTCAGATACGGTAATCACCGTGAGATCGCCAATGCGGGCGAAATCCTCACCAAAATTATGATTCAGCTCTTTATCAAACTGACTCAAAATAGGCTTTAAATGTTCTTCGCACCACTCGTCGATTTCTGCTTCTCTCAAATTGTCCGGCTCGTGGGCAAACTCTAGCGCCCATTTTTCACGGACGATGGGGGTGTCGGCAGACATGCGGGCATCAATGAGTGACAACGGCAGATAACGCCCCCCGCCCTGGCTGGGGATAACGTCCAGCTCTTCGTCGGCATCGTCACCGTAATAATCCCGCACATCGGCAACCCATTGGCGCTCGCCCTCGGCTGTCCACTCAATACCACGGCGCAGGCAGACACGATGATACAACCCCTGGGCAACCGCTTCATTAAACGTCACCCGGTGCACAGAGCCCTTACGTTTGCCTGCCCGGATCTCTTCTATTAGCTCATTGAACGGGTTATCAGCTCCGTTATGTGTTGAGAGGATGCGAACTTTGTCACCCCACATCAACATAGCCATGGCCGCTTTTTGCAGTTCAGCTAATGACTTTTGAAAGGCTCCTTCGTCAAGAACGATCACCCCCTGTTTACCCCGCAGATTACTGGGGCTGGAGGAGAGTCCGACTACGCGGTGACCCGACTTTGGAAAAAGAATTCGGTAAGTTTGAATCTCTTTATCGCCATCTTTGAAAATGCTCTCCTCTATCTCTCCTGCGGCCATGTCGTAGGCTCGTGCCCACATGGCGCACGCCTCGATATATTCCAGCGCCATGTCCTGTGTAGCGGAGATATAAAACACGTTGGAACCGTTTTGCGATGCGGCGGTTAATACATTGTCAGCCGACTCGGCCCAGGTGATGCCGATCCGCCGAGACTTTTCCATCACCTTCAGCGGCGCTTTGTCTTCGATCCATGCCTGTTGATACGGTAGTAAAACAGCATCCGGCACATCAACCGATGATGCGGTATTTGGGATCGTGCTTTGCAATATGCTTGTGGTCACGATTTGACCCCGAGAATCGCGCGGCGAATTTCCAGCCCAGCTTCGTCAGAGAGACCGCTCTGCTGAACGATTTTTTCAGCTGCTTCAGCTGCCTCGCGTCTGGCCTGCTCGCGAATCTGCTGCTCGCGTTTCACGTTTTCGCTGGATGCCTTTTCCAGTCGCATAACCGTTAAAGACAGGTTTTTCATCATCTCAACGATGGCTGGCATGTTCTCCTCGGTGAGTTCGCCGTCACCCAACTTCATTGATAGATCAAAACTCAAGGTGCGAAGAATTTCGTTAATCAAGTGACCAACTTGACCCGACGGCTGCGCGCCCAACTTTGCGATCCACATCTCGGCCATCTCGCGCGATTGGCGCAATCGTGAGCCCACCTCTTCCATTTTTATCGCGTAGCGATTGACCGCCGATGACGACACGACCTCTTCACCGATTTCACTCAGTACAGCGTTAATGCGTCGCGTCGCATCCATCTGCGTGACACGCGGGTCACGCAGCAGTGCTTGAAGCTGATCGAGAATGTCAGCGGGTAATTTTTCAATAGAGGAGGCGCGCCCCATTACCTAGCCCCTGGCATTGGCCGGGCGACGCCAAAGACGCTGGCATGACCTAGCGCAGCATCCTGGCCACGAGTAGTGAGCGTGGCTACGGTAACGCCTGAATCGTCATTGATCGTCACTAGCCCCATTTCACTCAGCCAGCCAAGTTGTGAGTGAAGGCTGTCGCTGCTAATGCTGTGGCCAAGGCGATGCAATGCCGAGCGTATTACATTCTCATTATGAGAGTAGCCTGCATCGCTCTCGAGTATCTGCAAAATAGCGAGTCGCATATCCGCATTGACCAGTTCACCAAAGCTCATTATTTATTTCCCCCCGTTCAACAGGTGCTGCGAGATAAGATCAACATTTCTAGTGATACCGCCGACCTGCCCGTTCACGCTCTCAAGTTTTCCGCTAATACTGTTCAGGCGTTCGTAAAGCTTGCTCAGATCGTCATGGGTTGGCGCTTTATCGATGGTCGCCTCCATCTTTGTAATTCTGTTTGCGTGATCGTCGAGCCTGGTATCGACATCTTTTTCAAGCGCGCCTATCCGCGAGTTGGTCACTCTATGTCGATTACTGAAATAGACATAAACCCCTATAAGACTTGTCAATATCAATTGGGCAACATCAAACCAAAATCGGCCGGCATCGTAGTCCATCAATCTTTTCTCATTATTTTTGTAATGGTGGGGGCAATCTTCTCTGCACTGCGCCCGACAACGTAACCGCCGAGTCCTATTTGCAGTAACGTCCATGCCTCAGCGGCAAGACGATTTTCAAGCAAACCAAAACTGTCACAGACCACTAGCACAAGGAATGTAATCATTGTGATCGGCCGCCAGTTCCGCTGCAGCCAACTCTGCCCCTGGGCCTCGGCGGTGATAACGCTAGCCTGAGCGGACATTAGCTTTGTTTCATAGTCGATGACTTTGACTGTCAGTTCAGACTGAACCTGAAACATGGCGCTCTTTATTTTGAGTCGCTCTTCTTCAGATGTGTGGAGTTCATCAACCATTTTTGTGACCGGCGACACCAGGCCAGATATAAAATCGATCACGGGATTACTCATCAGCGCTCTCCAGAATGTGGTTGTGTAATGGTTTCATGTCACCGGCCAACCACTGCTGAACATCAAACCCTGGGCAGGATTTATATTGATTGATTTCGTTGTGGCCGATGATTTGTGATTGAGGAAAACGAGACTTGAGGCCGGCAACATTAAACTTCAGAGAGAGCCACTGCTCGGTTGTGAACTGATCATCGCCGATCAAACAGATACCAATAGCGCGACGGTTGTGACCTATGGCATGCGCTCCCGTCTCGTTAAGTCCACGTGCGGAGACGACTGCGCCGGTGGTGTAGATCACAAGGTGATAACCAATGTGCTTCAGGCGAGGAGCCTGATAACGCATCAGACCCGGTGAACGTTGAAACGGGGGGGTGCGTTCACCGTGCCATTGGTCAATATCATCAACCGTCTGCCAGCGGCCGTTCGGCGTGGCTGAGCAGTGGATAATGATTTCATCGATCTGTGATGGGTGGCGATATCTGGACATGGCGCCAGCGTAACGGCTGGCGACAATTACGGTGTAAACTGAACTGATTCAGTAGCAGGTGGTGGCGCTTTTATCAATCATCGCACGGCAAATAGTGCGGTGCAAATCAAGAAGAAGCCGCCCAACAGTTGGGCGGCTTCTTTATGGGTGGGGCTATTTGAATTTCTTTAACGCGGTAATGGTTTCATCACAATCGCCATCCTGCTTTCCATAAGGCTTGTTGACGAAATCTTTTTTCGTCAGGCAACCGCTGAACCCTTTCCCCCGACCAGTCGTTTGACAGATGATAGAGATCGTCTGAGACTTTTTGAAATAGAGCTTTCCACTTGCCCAACCGTCGCCGTAGCGACAGTCCGGGCCAATGGTGCTGTCAGAGTCTATGGTGATTCTGACCGCGTCAGGATAACGACCATTCTTAAATGCCCGCGCATTCATTTCAGCGTTTTGCTGGGATATAATCTGGTTTTGGTCGATGATCTCCATGGGGACGACGTCACCACCGCAACCACTTAGCAGCAGTAATGAAATTGCGATAATTGAGATATAAATTTGTTTCATTTTTTGTCCTTTAGATTTGCGTTTGGTTATTTATCTAACCAGGAAAAAAGGCGGTCAAACTTTTCAGAGATCATCTGTTTTTTATCTCTGGCAATCCAGCCAATGACTGCGCCGATGAAAATTAAAATCAGACTAAACATATAGCCTCCGTTATTGGGTGAATGGGTGTGTTGGTTTTTTGTTGTCCCTCCCTTTAGTTGAAAATGTCTAATTGATTTTTATTGCCGGCGTCATTAGTGCGCGCCAGCACCAGCCATATTGCGCGTTCTGTCATGCCGTAGTCTCGAGCCAGGTTTTTTGGTAATGCCCCGCCGTTACGACGGCGGCATATTTCGATATCTCGCAGACGCCTTAATCCATCTTTGCATAGCGGTATGTTCCTGACCGAGTCACCACCGTACTGCTCTGACAGCTTTACTGCCGCGTCATGACCGACGGCTTTCGATATGGGGTGATCTGGCGTTATTTTCTTTGGAACGTAGAGCTGCGTCAGGCCACCGAACTCATCAATGAATCGCATCGTTGCCGGTAGCCCGAAAATATTTATAAGATCAACAACTGAATCGGGGTAATGCTCATAGGGGATATCTTCGATATTACTCATGACTGTTATACCGTTGGAATAAGCTTTATCACGGCAGCGTGCTGTGGCCAGCGCTTGTGATGACCCGCTACATCGATAATGGCGCGGTGCAGGATTCGACGCCCCATGAAGCGGCTTTTCTCTTGCCACTGGCGGCGTGGCCATAAGTCGTTTACCCAGCGCTCTGCTACAGCGCTCATCGTGTCAGCAGGGGGGACGGACTCAAGCCCCATGGTCATGCATTCAGCCAACGCGCCGCATATGGTGCGGGTGAACCATTCGGGAATACCGTCGGGCGTAGGCAATGCGTTGAGCATGTCGATGGTTTGTGCCGTTTTTGATTTGGGTGCGCTAGCTGCTGGCGTAACTGATAGCGTAGCGACAGGCGTTGGCGCTGAAACGCCGCGAGCGGCGACGGATTCAATGACGCGCTTTAGGTAATTATGCCAGGCGCTTTTGCTGCCGCTTGTGCCCAATGGTTTCCATGCTGGATCGATTGACTGTTTTGCTCGCAGCGCATCGGTGGTTTCATTTAACGCCGCTTTTAAAATCGCTTGATCGCTGTGCAACGCAATAACATCTTTAGCCAATCTGTAGGCGCGGTCGCTGTCCAGATCACGGGTACGAGGGCGAAACAGAGAGAGATAAAGTACCAAGGCGCGGCGAAGCTCACGGTCAAGGTCAAGCAGCAGACCGTCAAGGTCCTGCTGCGCTTCATCCTGCACGAGCCCGTCCCAGTTCAAGCGACTGTGGCAGACATTACAACGGGGGAGGCGTTTAGACTGCACGACTGGCGGCCTCCCGTTTTGTCAGTTCGTCACCCAGCTGTTCAATGATCACACGCAGCGTCGGACGGTGACGTTGCCAGTTTGTTC